GCGGCACCCCGGTCGGCCGCGCCGACGTGGGGAACACCGGCGACGGCACGATCTCCAACGAGGCCCTGACCGCTGATTCCGAGGTCGTGACCTACACCGCGGCATGCATCGACGTCGGCGTGCCGGCCATCTTCTCGGTCATCGACCCGGGCGGATTCCGGCTGCCTGACGCCGAGGCGGAGCAGTCGTACAGCCACCGGATCGGCTTCCTGATCGAGGCCTACGGCACCCCGTTCGCCCTCGGCGACACCTTCACCGTGACCGTGCCCGAGGGCTCGCTCGAGGGCAAGGCCGCCAGCCTGGTCGCCCTGGACGGCGGGGCGGAGCCCTTCGCGATCCTCGCCGAGGACGTGGATGCGAGCGCAGCGGCGACGTTGGCCAACTGCTACCGCGAGGGCGAGTTCAGCGCGGCGAACGTCGGTTTCAGCGCCGGCGAGGACGCGGACGACTACCGCGAGGCCTGCGAGGCCATCGGCATCTACCTGCGGGAGACCGTCGAGGTCTAGCCCGACCCCCTCTCTGGGGCCTGAGCCCCGACACCTACAGCACAGCACGAAGGACTCGTGGCCTCAGGCCAAGGAGATAGGACATGACCATCAGCATCTACGAGCCCCGGTCGATGGCCCGGGCCCTGTCCGAGCTGCCCCCGGCGCGCTCCTTCTTGAAGCGCCTCTTCTTCTCGACCGTCGAGACCTACCCGACCGAGAAGGTGGACGTGGACATCCAGATCGGGACCCGGCGCATGGCCCCGTTCGTGAGCACGACCAGCCCCGGAAAGACCGTGGACCGGACCGGGTTCTCGACCGAGACCCACACCGCGCCGCTCATCGCCCCCAAGCGGCCGATCACCGTCGAGGACATCCAGACGCGGGTGCCGGGCGAACACATCTACAGCGGCAACGACCCGGCCGCCCGGCAGGGCGAGCTGCTCCGCGGCGACCTCGTCGAGCTGGACACCATGATCACTCGCCGGGAGGAGTGGATGTGCCGAGAGGCGCTGATCTCCTCGTCCGTGCGAATCCTCGGCGACGACGTGGACCGGACGATCACCTTCCCGCGCGATGCCTCGCTGGCCGTCGGGCTTCTCGCCGCTGGCGACCGCTGGAACGCCGGCACCGCCGACATTCCCGCGCAGATCCGGGAGTGGCGGCGCATGATCGTCCAGCTCACCGGCGCGACCCCGAACACCATGCTGCTCAGCGCCGAGGCCGCGGACGCGCTGCTGGCCAACAGCAACCTCCGCACCGCGCTCAACACCCTGCGCATGGACCTCGGGCAGATCGCCCCCGAGCTGCGGGACAGCGGCGCGACCTACATCGGCACCCTCGCCGGGACCGGGATCGACCTCTGGACCTACGACGAGTGGTTCATCGAGCCCGTCAGCGGCCGTGAGGACCCGATGATCCCCGAGAAGACGATCCTGCTCGGCGCGACCAACGCCCGGACCGCCATGCGCTACTCCAGCGTGCCCGTGGTCGACGGCGAGAGCATCGGCATGGTCCGGTCGCCCCGCGTGCCGGAGAGCTGGATCGAGCGCGATCCCGCCGTTCGCTGGCTCAAGCTGTCCAGCCGGCCCCTGCCCGTGCCGGTCCAGAACAACGCGTTCCTGACCGCGACCGTGCTCGCGTAGCCATGGCCCGAACGGGGCGCGTCCGGGAGAAGGACCTCGGGATGGCCCGGGCCCTGGAGAATCTCCAGCGGCTGTCGTCGTCATCGATCGAGGGAGGTCTACTCGAGGACGCGCCCCCCTACCCGAACGGGGAGTCGGTCGTCCACGTCGGGGCCATCTACGAGCTCGGCAAGCGCGGTCAGATCCGCAGCTTCATCCGGGAGACCATGGACGAGCAGCAGGGCCGCTACATCAAGATGTTGGCCCAGGCGGTCAAGGTCGGGAAGCCGACCATGCTTCGTCGGATCTCGGCGGCGCTCTACCGGGACCTCCGGCGGGCGGTGAAACGCAAAGGACTCTACAGGACTGGCCACCTGTTCCGGTCGGTCCGCACCCGAGTCAATGACGGCCCGGTGACGGAGGACTGAGCATGATCCCGCTCCCCTTCACCGTCACCGTGACCAGACGCCGCTACCCCGCCCCGACCTCGTGGACGGGTGGCCGAGCCGTCGCCGGAACGCCGACCGACACAGCGATCCTGGCCAGCGTCCAGCCCTCGCCTGGCGGGGAGCAGCTGCAGCACCTCCCGGAGGGCCTGCGTCAGCGGATCGCCCTGCTGGCCTTCACCGAGTCTGACCTTCGGACGGCCGACCAGGCAGACGGCACGCCGGCTGATGAGCTGGTCTACCAGGGCGACGTCTACCAGGTCGAGCGGGTGCACCGCTGGACGGAGCTGCTGCCTCACCTGGAGGCCTACCTCAGCCGCAAGGCTGAGACCGGCGGCCGGCCGTGAGCATCCGGGAGCGGCTGCTGCAGGGCGTGCGGACCTTCGCCCGGGCCGCAACAGGACTGGCCGACGCCTCCGTGCTCGTGGCGCAGCAGAGCACCACTCGGCCGGCGCTGCCCTATCTCACCGTCGACGTGGTGACGCCGGGGGTGCAGGTCGGCGAGGACGAACTCTTCTACGACCTCGGAGGGGCCGGCGGAGCGATGCGCGAGTGGGTGCGCGGCCAGCGGCGGGCCACCGTCCAGGTGTCCGGCTACGGCACCGACGCCCCGGAGTTGCTCGAGCTGGTCCGGCTGGCGCTCGGCTCGCCGGTCACTCGGGCGACGGCCGAGACAACCTACGGCGTCTCCCTCGGTCCGGTCGTCTCGCAGCAGGACCTCACGGCTCTGCGGGAGACCGACTTCGAGATCGCCGCCCTCCTCGAACTGCATGTGAGCTACCGGACGGAATCAACCCCGGTGGCCAGCCCGGAAGCGTCCCGCGTCGAGTTGCTCGTGACCCTGGACGGCGGGGACGACCCGTCGCCCGACCTGGTGGCAGGGGTGGCCCTCGTCGGCTACACCATCTGGGACCTCGGGGCGACGACATGGGACGGGGCCGGCTCCGTCTGGGATGAGGGGGTAGTGGTGTGAGCAGCCTCATTGATCCGACCAAGCCGGCCACGGGGGCGGCAACGACCGCCAGCGTGCGGAACAACTTCGCGGTCGCGGCCTCGGAGATCACCGCCCTGCAGGTGGCGACCGCAGCCCTCGGGCTGGACGTCGACGCGCTCGAGCTGGCCCCGCCGGCACACGCGGCGAGTCATCAGCCGGGGGGCGCCGACGCGATCGGGACGGCGACGCCGACGGCGGGGGCGATCCCGGTCGCCGACGGCTCGGGCAAGCTGGACGCCTGGGTCACGCCGGCCAGCGGTGCCTCGTCGAAGCTCTGGCTCCCGCTCGGGAAGTACAGCGTGGCGCAGGAGTCGACGAACTACGCGGGCCGGATCCGGGTAACCTCGGCCTTCCTGCCGGCCGCGATGAGCGTGACGCACATTCGGCACCGCTTCTACAACCGGGTCGACGCGTCGGACGTCTACAGCCTCGGGATCTACGACCTGACCGGCGCGCTTGTGCTGACCACGGGCCTGATCGACCCGTCGGGGTTCGCCGGTGACAGCCTGATCGACCAACCCGTGGTCGGCTCCCCCGTGAGTCTGCCGGCTGGCGATTACCTGATCGCCTGGAGCTGCAAGAACGGCAACCTGAAGCTGTGGACGGCCCACTCCGAGACGCTGCCGGGATTCATCGGCGCCGACCCGCGGCACGGGTACCCGGCCGAAGAGACTGCCACGGGTGCGCTGCCGGCCTCGATCACGTTGCCGCTGGCCACCGTCGACGCCTATCGCACCAACACCGCCTGGGTAGCACTGATCGGCGCGTAGCCGCAAAGGGGAACCATGAGCATCTACGATCTCCAGGACAGCCTGATCAGCGTCAATATCAACCTCAGCGGGATCCCCGTGCCGGCGGCCGGCTTCGGGACGGTGCTGATCGTCTCGCCCGAGGCGGTGCCCGGCGGGACGGAGCTCGTGCTGACCTACTCGAGCGCGACGGCCTCGGTCGACCTCGCCGCGGACGTCACCGCTGGCAAGCTCACCCAGCCGCTCGCCGACGCGGTGGCCCTCGGCTTCGCTCAGTCGCCGCGGCCCGCCACGATCAAGGTCGCCAAGGTGCCGGCGCTCGCCTCACCCTCTACCCTGGCCGTGGACATGGCAGCGATCCAGGTCCAGGACGATGACTTCTACGGCGTGATCCTCGACTGCTCGGCGGCCGGGATCCCGATCGCGGTCCAGGCCACGATCGACGCCAACCTCCTCGCGATGGCCGCCTGGTGCGAGACGCAGGACAAGGTGTTCCTGGCCTCCGGCTACGACGTGCTGGTCTACGCCGCCGGCGGTGGCGCGGCAGCGGCCCTGAAGGCGCTCAGCTACGAGAACACCGCGTTCATCTGGTCGCAGCTCGTGGCCGCGGCGGCTCCCGGGACCGCATACCAGTACTCCGACGTCGCCGCGCTCTGCCGCTGGCTGGCCTTCGATCCCGACGTGATCAGCGCCCCCTTCCGGGCCTCGCTGACCGGGATCGTCCGGGCGCAGACCACCGCCGCTTTTGCCGAGTTGACCGCGGCCCAGATCGCCTTCGCTCAGGGTCACAACTCCAACCTCGGCCTGCAGTACGGCTCGGCGGCCTGCTTCGTGGACCAGGGAGTGAACTGCGCCGGCCGGGCGTGGGAAGAGGTGCTCTCGAAGCACTGGCTCCAGGCGAGGATCCGGGAGGACATCGCCTCGACGGTCGTGGACCGGGCCGACCGTGGACGCAAGTTAGGCGCCAACAACGAGGGGATCGCGATCTGCAAGGGCATCATGGCCAAGCGGCTGCAGCAGGGCGTGTCCGCCGGGCACTTCTCGGGCTACTCGATCGGCGCCGGCAGCGTCTCCGGCACCACGATCACGATCGCGGCCGAGGCCACCGTGCTCGACAACGCGCGGTCGTTCACCTTCAATATCGAGTTCGTCTAGCCGCAAGTCCCCGAAACTGAAACAGAATCCTCCACATAGGGGGCAGCGATGGATCTTCTGCAGACCAGCAAGACCTACAACTTCTCCGACGTGATCGTCACGATCGCCGGCCTGCGGATCGGCGGCTGGGGCGAGGACGGCGCCGTGACCGTGGAATGGGCCTCCGACCTGGCCACGATCAAGCAGGGCGCCGACGGGGAGCCGACCGTCTCCCTGCTGCCGATCCCCGCGGCCACCGTCACGCTCACCTTGATGGAGACCAGCGCCAGCAACACCGTGCTCCAGGGCCTGCTGGTCGCCCAGCGGGCCACGCCGGCGGGGTTCAGCATGCCCTTCGCCATGGCCGATCCCAACACCGGCGAGACGCTGCTCTCTGGGCAGAGCGTGTTCATGGCCTTCCCGGGCGTCACGAAGAGCAGGGAAGCGTCGGAGCGGGAGTGGAAGCTGGGGCTGCCCAAGCCCGTGTTCTCGGCCTGAGCAGGGAGGTAGCGCGTGGATCCCAAGAAACTGACCATCGACGATGACGCCGGGCAGCCGCACAACTACCTGATCGGGGCGCACCCTGCCTCCGAGGGCCTGCGGCTGGCCTCTCGGCTGTTCGCGCTCGTCGGCGCCCCCTTCGGGCAACTCCTCGACGTGCTCGTCTCCCGGGGAGAGGACGCAGAGATCGACCTCGGCGGGATCTCCAGCCAGCTCGCCAAGGCCCTGATCGAGGCGGACATGCCCGCCCTCACCCGGGACCTGCTCCGGCACACCCACCGAGACGGCGTCGATCTCGGCAACGCGACGATGATCGACGTGGTCTTCCAGGGTAACTACGGCGAGCTGGCTGACGCGCTGGCCGAGGTCGTGGAGGTCAACGGGTTCGCTCGTTTTTTCTCGCGGCTGGCGAAGCGAGCGGGGCGCGGAATGGGCGGGCTGGTGGCCCAGCTCTCCCAGCAGAAGCCCGGGAACTCCAGCGGCGGCTGATCCCGCTCGGCGAGGAGCTGATCTGGCGAGTCTGGACGCGAGCTCGGGGCACCAGTCTGGACGAGATCCGGGGCTGGTGCGTCGGCGACCTGATCTCGGCCGCGGCCCAGCTGCGGATTGATGACCTGGTCGAGGCTGCGGCAATCGAGGCCGCGAGGAGCAAGGCATGATCGTCAAAAAATTGACGACGCTCCTCGACTTCGACCTCGACCGGGCGAGTCTGGCCGCGGCGAAGGCGGTGGCGAGCGACGTCAAGGCAAGCCTGGCCGCCGCCTCTGCTGGCGCCCTGGCCCTCGGGGCGGGCCTGGCCTGGGCGATCAAGAAGACCGTCGAGGCAGGCGGTGAGGCGGCCGACACCGCGCAGCGGCTGGGACTGACCGCCGAGGCGGTGCAGGAGTTCGGGTACGTCGCCCAGCTCGCCGGCGTCCAGGCGACCGAGTTCTCTGCAGGCATCGCCCGCCTGGCCAAGAAGGGCGGCTACGAGTCGACCGAGCAGGCCCTGGCCGACCTGGCCGAGCGCTTCTCCGCCATGCCGGACGGCATCAAGAAGACGGGGCTCGCACAGGAGTACTTCGGTCGCTCGGGCGCCCAGCTGATCCCCTTCTTGAACGAGGGGGCCGATGGTCTCGCCCGCCTGCGGCAGGAGGCCCGCGACCTCGGGGTCGTGATCTCCGACGACGCCGCGCAGGGGATGGAGGCCTTCGGCGACGACCTCGACCGGCTGAAGATGGCCGGCGACGGGTTGGTCTACACCCTCGGCGGGGCCCTGATCCCGGAGCTGCAGACCCTCGCCACGGAGCTGCTCGGGTGGCTCCAGCAGAACCGCGCGCTGCTCCAGCAGAAGGTGACCGAGTGGACGCAGAAGCTGGTGCGCGGCGTCCGGGACCTGGTCCGCTGGGCCCGCGACCTCCACGCCCGGATCCAGCCGCTCGTCGAGAAAATGGGCGGCTGGGAGTCGGTGCTCAAGAAGCTGATCGTGGCCGTGGTCGCGTTCAAGACGATCGGCCTGGCGACGAGCCTGATCGAGATCAGCATCGCTGCGGCCAAGGCAGCCACGGCGCTCAAGGCCATGGGGGCCGCCTCGCTGGTCAACCCCATCGCACTACTCGCCGTTGCCATGCTCGGGGTGGGCCTGGCCCTCGACGACATCAAGACCTACGCCGAGGGCGGGGACAGCGCCGTCGGTCGGTTCCTCGACCGGTTCCAAGGGGCGGACGGCATCATCGGCGGTGCCACCACCGCCTTGGAGGAGTTCCTCGACGCCCTGGGCATCCTCCAGGATCGGCACAAGGAACAGGACGTGGTTGTCCGGTTCACCGCCGACTCGACTTCGCAGTGGTGGGACGAGTTTTTCCTCCGGCTCACGGACCGGCTCTGGAATCTCAAGACCCTGCTCATCGCCGTCCTGGCTGCCCCCCTGATGCCGTTCTACCTGGCGTACCAGGCGATCATGGCGGCATTCGGGGAGGACATCGAAAAGCTCGGGCAGCGGATGAAGACCTTCTACGACGGGCTGGTCGAAGAGGCATCCCGAGTCATCGAGTCGATGGTCAACGGGATCGCCAGCTTCATCGAGCGGTCCCTGGCGCTGATCCGGGACGAGGCGATCGAGATCGGTCGCTCCGTCTCCGGCGCCGTCACCGGCGGGGCGCGCAGCCTCCTGCCGCCGTGGATCGCCGACCGGGTCCTGCCGAACACCGCCACCCCCGGGGCGAGCAACCAGAGCATCAGCCTCACCGCAGGCCCCGTGACGGTCAACGCCAACACGGGGGCCAGCCCTGCGGAGATCGGCCGGGCGGTCCAGCAAGCCCAGCAAGACGGCCTCGCCCCGCTGCTCCGGCAGGCGTGGCGGACGCTCGCCCCGGCGGAGGACTAGCCGATGGCCACGAGCAGCGGCGAGACTGCGATCCTTCGCGGGCCGAGCTTCACGGACTCCGCCGGCCAGGTCATCCTGACCCTCGACGCCAGCTACTCCCAACAGCACGAGTTCGCGGCCGAGGTCACTGAGCACCCTGTCGAGCAGGGGATCGACGTGGCCGACCACGTCCGGCGGCTGCCCGTGACCCTGCAGATTCAGGGGGTGGTCTCGGCCTACCGCGTGGGCGACGAGAGCGCGGACCCCTACCGGGAGATCGCCGCGTGGGCGCTTCTCGAAGGCATGGTCGGCCAGGTCTTCTCCGTGGCCACGTCCCTGCGCGTCTACCCCAGCATGGTCCTCCTCCGGGCCTCTACGACCCGTGAGGCGGGCCAGGGCGGGGACCTGCTCCCCTCGCTCGAGCTGCGGGAGATCCGCACCGTCCAGCAGCAGAACGTCACGCTGCCCCCGGAGATCGTGCGGAAGGTGCCGCAGAAGGCCTCGGCGCCGAAGAAGACCGACCTCGGCAAGCAGCCGACGGACGCGCCGACGGCCGCAAAGGAAGCGGCGACGACCCGCTCCGTGCTCAAATACCTGACCGATTTTGCCGGGATAACTGGGCCATGAACGTCATCAGGACCAGACAAGACATCCCCGACTCGGAGCAGCAGGTGAGCCTTGACGGGACCACCTACCGTCTCCGGCTGACGTGGCGGGGCTACTGCGAGAGCTGGTACCTGGACCTCTCGACTGCGGCCGGCGTGGCCATCGTGACCGGGGTGCGGATCGAGGAGGACGCCAACCTGCTCCTCATGGCCGACTCGGACACTGCGCCCCCGGGCCTGCTGCTCGCCGTGCGGACCGGCGAGTGCGGGGACGGCACCAACGACCTGGTCCGGGCCGACCTCGGCAACGGCCTGCATCTGGTCTACGTCCCTGCCGACGAGCTCGCCTGATGGGCGCTCTCTTCGGCCGGGTCGTCCGGGTAGAGGTCGGGCAACCCGGAGCGGTCGGCCGCGCATGGGAGGGCCTGCGGGTCGGGTTCTCGGTCCGTCGCACGCTGAAGCGGTCGCCGAACAAGGCGGAGATCACCATCTACGGGCTGACCGCGGACAGTTCCCGGGCGTGCCAGGAGCCTGGGGCGGTCGTCCGGCTGCTCGCCGGCTACGACGGGGCGCCCTCGCTGCTCTTCCAGGGCGGGATCGAGCGGGCCATCCGCCAACTGGTCGGCGTGGACAGCGAGACGAAGATCGAGGCCACGGACGGCGGCCGGGAGTTCCGCGCCGGCTGGATCAGCAAGACTTTCGCCTCCGGGACCGACACGGAGCAGATCCTCCGTGAGCTGGCCGCAGCCGGGGGCTTCTCACTCGGGCAGATCAGCGATTTCCCGACGGTGCGGATCACCTCCGGGCTCACGCTCTGCGGGCCCGTCCGCTCGTGCCTGGACACGCTCGCCCGGACGGTCGGCGGGGACTGGAGCCTGCAGGATGGGGAGTTGCAGGTGCTTTCCGCGACCGGGACGACTGCCGAGGACGCGGTGCTGATCTCCCCGGAGTCGGGGCTGGTCGGCTCGCCGACGCAGACGAAGGACGGGATCGAGCTGGTCTCCCTGCTGCAGCCGACCATCCGCCCGGGGCGCCGCTTCCGGCTCGACTCGCGAGACTTCCGGGGCGTCTACCGGGCCGGGGACGTCGAGCATAGCGGCGACTCGGGGTGGGAGTCGGACTTCTACACCCGGATCACCGCCACGCCGGTCTAGGGGGGCAACGTGGACGAAGCTCGGCCGACGCTGGAAGACGTGCTCGAGGGAGCCATCCGGGGAGCGCTCGTGGGGGTGCATACCGGCTTCGTCGCCGAGGTCGTGAGCTACGACCGGGCCACGCAGACGGCGACCCTGCAGCCGGTGGTCCGGGGCCGGCGGCGCACGGAAGAGGGCGGGGTCGAGTTCTACTCGCTACCGCAGCTGGTCAACGTGCCCGTCGAGTTCCCGGCCGGTGGCGGCTGCTCGATCACCTGGGACCTCGCTGCCGGCGACCAGGGGATCGTGCGGATCCTCGAACGCAGCCATGACGAATGGCGGGCCGTGGCAGGGAGTTCGACGAGCCCGCAACACGCGCGGCGCTTCGACCTCTCGGACGCGACCTTCTGCCCGGGCGGGCGGTCGCCTGCCGCCCCGCTCGACGAGGTAGCCGCCGGGGCGCTGGTCGTCGCCGGAGCCGACGTGCGCCTCGGCAGCAAGACGGCCGCCGACTTCGTGGCGCTGGCCTCGCTGGTCTCCGACCGGCTGGACAAGCTCCAGAAGGCATTCGACGCGCACGTCCACGCGACGGCCGCCACCGGGCCGCCTGTCGGTCCGAAGCCGGTCCCAGGGCTGATCCCGGTGGGATCGCTCGCAGCGGTAGGGGCCGCAAAGGTGAAGGCAGAATGACCGTCCGCGACCTGCAGCTGACATCGGGCGGCGACCTCGAACTGCTCGGCGGCGGCGGTCTCGTCTCCGACGAGGAGGCCATCGCCCAGGAGATCACCGTTCGCCTCCACACCTTCGCCGGGGAGTACTTCCTGGACTCGGGCCGCGGTCTGCCCTGGCTGGCCTGGCATCAAGCCAAGTGGAGCGCCGAGACGGTCAAGCAGGCCAAGATCCTGATCCGGGCTGAGCTGCTCGCCGTGCCCGGTGTGGCCAGCGTCCAGGACCCTGGCGTCGAGATCACCCGGACCGGGACCGCCGTGACGATCTCGGCCACCGTCGCCACTGACACCGGGGAGCTGATCCCCGTGCGGGAGACCGTCTGATGCCGCTACCACTGACCGGGTACAGCGCCAAGCGGCTCGCCGACTGGCGGGACGACCTCCGCGACGACTTCCGGGCCGCGCTCAACGCCGAGACGCCGGGCCTTGGCGACGCGGTCAACCTCGACGAGGGCTCGGTTCTGGGCAACCTCCTCGACACCGT